CCCATCGGAGCGGCATTCCGTGCCGAGCGGCACGCCCGAGGAGATCCGCGCCGACGCCCGGGGTTTGTTCACCCGCACCCGCTATCACAAATCGGCTGTCGCTGATGAGGTCCTTGAGGCCATCAAGGAAGGGTCGATCACCGCCTACTCGTTCTCGGGTGCGTTCTCCCGTTCCAACCCGGTCGTCCCCGCCGGCAAGTTCCGCGCTGACCGTTACGGGAAACTGCCATCCGTTCGGCGTACCGAATCGACGCTACGGGAGTTCGGCCCGGCCACGTTCCCCGTCTACGCGGGAGCGGAAGTTGTCGGCGTCAGAGCCGAACAGGCCGCTATGATTCTCGGTAATCTTGCACCAGGCGAGTTCGAAAAACTCGCCGAGTTATTCCGTTCCGGCACTCCGATGGACTTGCCGGACGAGGGCACTCCCGACGGTTCGGGACTTGCCGCCGACGACTTGCCCACAGGGCACTCGGCTCGGTCTCCTCGCGAAGAACTGCTGTACAGGCGTGCGCAGTTCCTCATCCGCCACGGAGGCGTGTAATGGCTGACGACCAGCCCAACACCAACCAATACCGATCCCTGCAGGACCTTGAAACGCGGATGCGCGCCATCCAAGGCGAACTCCGCGCGATCGACGACATCACCAACCCGTCCGAAGAGGACGTGAACTGGCAGGGCACTCTCATCGCCGAGTTCGACGACCTCGACAAGAAAGCCGACCCGCTGCGTAAGCGCATGGCTGACTTGGCCCGCGTCCGCGGCGCCGCGCAGAACCCGGAGAACCGGGAAGAGCCGGCCTCGAACATCCCCGCGATGCGCGGCAGCACCGGCCCCGACCTGAACATCCGGTCGAACCGCGACCCGCTCGAGGACATGGACCGGGTCCGGAACAACCTCGTCGGGTCGGAAGAGCTCCGCGCCCGCGCGTTGAACCTCGTCGAACAGGACAACAAACGGTCCCGGTGGCAGTTGCCCGACGACATGGCGCAGGCCGCGTCCGTCCGCGCCGAAGAGGACCCCCGCATCGCCCGGCACATGCTCCTCGTCGGCGGCGACGAGTACCGGGAGGCGTTCCGCGCATACCTGCAGGACCCGATGGGCAACGACCACCGGATGCGCGCCATCCAGTTGGGCAACGCCTCCGGCGGGTACCTCCTCCCCTACGTCCTCGACCCCACCATCGTCCTCACGAACAACGCCTCCGCGAACCCGTTCCGCCGGATCTCCCGCGTCGTGCAGACCACGTCCAACGCATGGCAGGGTGTGAACTCCGCCGGTGTGAACGCTGCGCTGATCGCTGAAGGTGCGACCGCCGCGGACGGTGCGCCGACGGACTTCGCGCAGATCCAGGTCACCCCGAAGAAGTTCGCCGCGTGGGTGCTGGCCACCTACGAAGCGGCCGACGACACCAACTTCGGTGAGCAGCTCCCGGGCCTGTTCTCCGATGCGAAGGACCGCATCGAGTCGTCGTACTTCGCGACCGGCTCAGGCACCAACGCCCCCCTCGGCATCGAGGCCGCGTTGGGCACCGGTTCCCGCGTCGCCCCCACCACCACGGGGACGGCGTTCAACGGCACCGCCGCGATCCCCGACGTGTACAACCTGCAGGCCGCGCTCCCACCCCGGTTCCGCAACTCGTCCGCAGCGGCGTGGGTCGGGAACTTGGTCACGTTGAACAAGGTCCGCGCGTTGGACCTGTACGGCGGCGGCTCGTTCTGGGCGAACCTCACCTCGAACACGCCCGCGTCGCTGTTGGGGCAGCCGGTGTACGAGGCGTCGGACCTGAACGCCACGATGACCGGCACGTCCGCAGCGTCGGGCACTGCGTCGACGACGCTCATGTTCGGCGACTGGAACCAGTTCATCATCGCCGACCGTGTCGGCGTGTCGATGCTGTACGACCCGATGATCAAGGGCACCGGCGCGTCCGCGCAGCTCCCCGCAGGTGAGGCTGGGTGGTACATGTTCTGGCGGACCGGGTCGACCACGGGCACAACGGCCGGGTTCCGGTACCTCACCATCAGCTAGATGGTCACTAGCGGCGGGGTGACGGTTGTCATCCCGTCGCTACCCGAACGCTCTAACTGGTTGGCGCGGGCTGTCCGCTCCGTTGAACGACAGTCCGCCCCACCCGCCGACGTCATCGTCCACGTCGACCACGACCGGGCAGGCGCGCATGTGGCACGTAACGCGGCCCTCGAACAGGTGACCACCGAATGGGTGGCGTTCCTCGACGACGACGACCAGTTCCACAAGGACCACCTGCAGACGCTCATCGACGGCGCGAACAAGTCCGGCGCTGACTTGATCGGCACTTACCCTGAACCGGACCCGCCCGGACTGGCCGATGCGCTGGTGTGCTGCTGGAAGGGCATCCCCGTACGCGGCCCGGTGAACGTCCCGTGGGGGCCGGAACAACTCGACCACCTCGACGCCCGCAAGGGCGTGCGCTGCCCCCACTGCGGTGGACGGCGGGGCAGTTACATCATGGCCACGAACCTCGTCCGCGCCGAACTCATCGACAAGATCGACGGGTTCCCCGCCCCGATGTCGATGGGCGACGAGTACGCCGGATGCGGCGCGGAGGACTACCTGTTCCTACTCGCCCTGCTCGACGCCGGGGCGCGGTTCCATCACGTCACCGGCAAACGCACATGGACATACCGGGTTAGGACTTCAAGTTGAGGAGAGACGTACGTGACGGAAATCGATAGGGACAGCGTTGTCTACCCCAGTTGGTGGGATCTCACAGACAACCTCGTCGTAACAACGGTCGGCGATGGTGTTGCGACCGTTGTCCGTTCGACAGCCCAACTCCTGCCGGAGGGACTGTCGTTCCAATACGTAACAGGAGGGGACGCGCCGCAATGGGCGCTGTTCCCTTGGACCAATATCCGTCGGATCGAATCCTCGATCAGCTAAGGAGGAACCGCGTGTCTGAGTTCGACGAGATCGAAGGCCACGACCCGGCGGCGGAAGAGGCAGTGACCGGGCCGCCCCCGCCGCTGCCGGTGGAAGTACCGGAGAAGCCAGCGCCGAAGGACGACAAGCCGGCAGAGAAGCCGACGTCGTCTGGCAAGAAGGACGACTCGAAGTAGTCCCCTACTAGGCCGGAGGCCCGGACAGTTCCCATGCTGTCCGGGCTTCCTCATGGGAGGCCACAATGTCTGGCCCGTACGATCTTGACACTCTCAGTCGGCTACCCGTAGCCGAGCTCGAGGTAATCAGAAAGACTGCCAGCGCAGCCAAACGCGTAGCGGATTGCCGCGAGCGGGGGCATCCGCCCGATGCGCTCCGCCCTGTCGCAGGCATTAATGGCGCGCCGTTCTCGATTTCCTGCGAATGGTGTCTACGGAGTTGGGCGGTCGCCGGAGAAGGCACGTCCCCGCCGAATGGCGATGATGTTTCCGCTTTCACAGATGCCATGCGGCGGGCCGAAGCCAACCCGGGACAGTTCATCAACGTCCGTGAAGGTGACCACGGCTGATGCATCCGTTGAAGATCGCTGAGATCGCCGTCAGGGAGCATGGCGCGATCCAGAAACCCGCCGAGTTGGCAGGGTTCCTCGCGCTCGCCATGGACTTGGAGCCTCTCGACCTGATCGTCGAGGTGGGGTCGTTCGACGGCGGCACCCTGTGGGCGTGGCAGCAGATATGCGGCGAAGTTGTCGGGGTGGATCTGCCCCCGCCGGGGCATGAGAACACCGTCCGCCTCAACAGCCTGGGGTGTCCGATTGTGTGCGGCGACTCCCACGACCCGGACACTGTGCAACGGCTCGTCGAGACGATCGGCGGACGGCCGGTGGACATGCTGTTCATCGACGGCGACCACACCTACGACGGCGTCAAAGCCGACTACGACCTCTACTCACCACTGGTCCGGCCGGGGGGGCTGATCGGCTTCCATGACATCTGTCAACACCCGTCGATGCCGTTCGTCCAGGTCAACCGGTTCTGGGCCACCCTGGACGGGGATTTGGAAACGTTCGTCACAGACCCGCCGACGTGGGGTGGGATCGGCGTGATCCGCGTCCCCGCCGACCCGGCAGT